GATATTGAGTGAGAGCCAGGATAGTACCGGCTTTCCCGTTCCCACATACACTTATGGGACGGCGATCGAGTGCGGATTCAACCCCATCGGGGGACGCGAACGTGAAAGTGCTGATAAGACCGTGTTGCGGTCAGATGCCCAGGTAAGGCTGCCAATTGGTACGGTTATTTCACAAAAAGACCGGGTGAAGATCATCACGCGACATGGGTCGACACTTTCACCGTCTGAGACATACCAGGTATCGAGTTTACCAAAACGCGGTCCGAGTGGATTGCACATGGATCTTGTAAGGGTGGACGTATGAGCTCATCCATGACATTTGAGTTCAAAGACCTGGATAAATTCAAGGTAAGACTTAATGCCATTGGTGAAGCAGCTGCTGAGGTTATGGGTAAGGCTGCATTGGCTGGCGCTCTATTGGCTGAGGGGTACATCAAGGACAATATCCGAGATCAAAAGCTGATTGATACATCAAACCTGGAAAATAAAGTGCGCGCCAAGTTAGATAGTGCTGAAGGCAAAATCGCAGAGGCAAGTGTGGGACCAAGGGGTGTGGCTTATGCGCGGATCCACGAATATGGCGGGATCATCAAGGCGAAAAACGCTCCTTACCTGCATTTTATGACCAAGGATGGGGCATGGCATAAGGTAAAGAGTGTACATATCCCTGCGAGGCCTTACATGCGCCCGGCATTTGACGAACATCGACAGGACATAAACGATGTCATGGCGCGAGTACTTGAGCAAAAGATAAACGAGGCAGCGACCAAATGAGCAGCATCGAAGAGTCTCTTTACTATAAGCTGATCAACGATACCCCGGTGAAGACATTAGTCGTAAAGCGCGTCTATCCGATCAGGTTGCCCCAGAACGTGACTTTGCCCTGCATCACTTATCAAAGAATTTCGACGCCAAGACTGCACACTCATGACAAAGCAGGCGGTACTGCGTATCCACGGTTTCAGATCACTATATGGGATGACAACCCCAAGGATGTAAAGACACTGAGTGACGCGGTAAGAACTTGCCTGGATGGGTGGACTGGAACCGTTGAAAGTGTGAAGGTCCAAAGTTCGCTAAGTGACGATGAGAATTCAGACTACGATCCAGAGAGCCAGATCTACTGGACGAACCTGGACTTTATTATCTGGCATGAGGAGTAATTTATGGCAAAACAAGCTGCATTAACAACCAAGCTGATGGTGGGTGACGCTGCCACGCCGACCGAAGCCTTTACCGAGCTGGCGAACGTCTCAAACATCAGTGGTCCCGGATTAGCGGTTGATACTGAGGATGTAACGACACACGACCAGACAACCGCTTTTGAAGAGGTTGTAACAACGATCCTGAGAACCGGAGAGATAACACTTGACCTGGTTTACGACCCAGACGAAGGCACACATGATGCTACAACCGGCCTGTTGAAGGACATGGAGGATAAGACGTTGCGTAACTTCCAGCTGCAATTCCCAAGCACAGGTTATGTGATGTTCACGTTCGCTGCGTATGTAACGGGATTTGAACCAGGTGCCCCGGTGGGTGGCGCATTAACCGCATCGCTATCAGTCAAGATCAGCGGTGTACCAGTATTGGATGGCGATTACACGCCTGACTAAGGAGTTTTTATATGGCAAAATATGCTGCTTTTGGATGTTCTCTAAAACGTAACACGACTGTGATCGCGAACGTATCAAACATTTCTGGTCCCGGTCTAAGTGTGGACATGGAAGATGTAACTACGCATGACTCAACCAGTGGATGGGAAGAGGCAGTAGCAACAATACTGCGCTCCGGCGAAATCACCCTGGACATTGTTTATGATCCTGACAATTCCACGCACAAGTACGCGGCCACCGGGTTACTGCATGATTTGGTAAGTCGGGCCTCAACAACCTATAACTTGTTTTTCTCGGATTCAACCCCGGCGACCTGGCAGTTCTCAGCCTTTGTGACTGGCTTTGAGCCACACATGCCCGTTGGTGGGGCGTTGACCGCATCAGTATCATTCAAGCTGACTGGTGCCCCGACATTAGCTTAATAATTTGAAGTAGGCCAAGGACGGCGAGATACCGTCCAGATAGGAGATCTAAATGGCTTTGAGTAAGGAACAGATACTCAGTATCCGCGACATCAAGATAGAGGAGCTTTATGTTCCCGAGTGGAATGACAGCATCTTTATTAAGACCATGACTGCTGAGGAGCGCGACAAGTTCGAGGAAAGCATCTTTATTCGAGATGGCGGCAAAAGAAAAACGGATCTGTTTGGGTTGCGCGCCAAAATGTGCGCATTCGTGATCTGCGACGAGAAGGGCAACAGGCTATTTACTGAGAAGGAGGTTGAAGCCCTATCTCAGAAGAATGCGAATGCCCTGACACGGATATTCGAGAAGGCTCAGGAGCTCGCGGCCATTGGTGAGAACGATGTGGCAGAACTATCAAAAAACTCCAAGAGCGTCCAGGAAGGCGATTCCTCTTCCGGTTAGCCCTGAAGTTGGGCATGACAGTAGCGGAACTTTCTGGGCGCCTCTCAAGCCATGAACTGAGCGAGTGGCAGGCCTACTACACATTAGAACCTTGGGGCACGGAGATTGAATTGATGGGCCATGCAATAACAGCATCGACGGTGCACAACGTACACAGAGGCAAGAGGGGAAAGGCATTGAGTTATCAGGACTTTATGCCGAAGTTTGGCGTTGCTAAAAAAGAGCAGACCGAAGGGGAAATGCTCCAGTTCGTGGAGATATTGAATGCTGGCTTAGGCGGGAAAGACTTGAGAGGTGAACATGGCACAGATGGATGATCTTATTGCGCGTCTCAAGCTTGATATTTCGGACTATGAAAAGAATGCCAAGAAAGCGGAGAAATCCACCGATAGTCTCGAGAAAGAGACCAAAGAATTACAGAAAACAAACGACAAGGCTGGTGATAGTTTTGATAAGCTAATGACCGCTTTTACTGGTTTGAACCAGGGTATTCAGCTTGCACAACAGGCCTATGCCATTTTGAAAAAAGGCTACGATGCGGTAATTACATCTACAATCGAATACGCTGAAGAAGTCAGGCAACTATCACGTACTATTGGCTCAACTCCCGAAGATGCAAGTAAACTAATTCAAGCTGCTGATGATGTGAAGGTGGGGTTTGATAGTCTTCAGACATCCATGAATATTGCAATCAGGAATGGCCTTGAGCCTACCATTGAAGGTATGGGGCGACTTTCAGAAGAGTATGTAGCAATTCAAGATCCCATTGCAAGAGCGAAGTTTTTACTTGACAACTTTGGACGCTCCGGCGCTGACATGGCAGCACTGATGGAGATTGGCGCTGCTGGCATTAAAGAATTAGGTGACGCTGCTGAGACAACCGGCTTGGTGCTTGATAAAAAAGCACTTAAGGCGACCAGGGATTTTGAGATAGCTGTTGACAATCTTCAAGATACCTGGGACGGCGCAAAGATCAGTATCGGGTTGGAGATCATACCGATTATTAGTGAAGAACTAAATAGCATCATGACCTTGATCCAAACAGCTCAAATGTACAAGCAGGTCATAGATGCGATAACTTATGCCCACGAAGAAGGCTTGATGGGCGCCAAGGAATTCAAGGAAGTATCCGGTGAAGCCTGGAGAACATTCTTCATGGCGGAAGGAGTAGAACGAGGGGACGACGAAGGATTCTTGGCAGCGATGCAGGCTTTGGTGGATAGGTATGTAGGATCAGTGGATAGCGCGGTCGTCGCTACAGATGATTTGGCTGCCAGTACCGCTGAATTGGACGCTAAACTTGCTGATGCAAGAACTGAGTACGAGACTGCCGCGGATGTGTTGCGCGATGATTTGGCGAAGGCTTATGATGCTGTAGCAAAAGCAGAAGAAGGATGGCGAACGGGTGTTGCAGGAAGTATCAAGACCGATGTTGAAAAACAATTTGAAGACGGAAAACTTTCAATAGATCAATACACTTCTGCGCTCTCCACCCTGGATGCAACCTATGGTACGGGGTTCTCAATAGAATTTGCAATGGAGCAACAGATACCCGATTTAGTAGAAAAGTTACTCACAGATCCGGCGTCTTTTGTGCTTGCAGCCCAGGCATTTGAAGATTACTTCATGCCCCTTGATAAGAGCGTCGAGAACGCCAAGAAAGCCGTAGAAGATCTGCAGCTGCAACTCGATAATCTTGAAAAAGAATATGTCGTGACTGTCAAGATAATAACAAGCGGGTCAGTTACGAAGATAAATACCGGTGGGGGGGGTGGCGGAGGAGGCGGTACTACTCATAACACAGATGCAGGCGGCGGTACCGTGACTCAAGGCTCTCACATAACCTGGGGCGAGTATGGTCCCGAGCCTTTCATCCCCGCTCAGGACGGAAGAATACTGAGCCACGCCGATGCCATGAATGCGGTAGGGCGAAATGATGGCGGCGACAACTCAGTATTGTTGAATGCAATCCTGTTTGAGTTGCAAGGATTGCCCCAAGGGATGAAAGTCGCACTACAAGAAGCGATCGTGCTGATGGGCGGATAAATGCAGACAATCACCCACAAGTTCTTTCTGCTTACGAATCCCACAACCGATACGTGGACAGATATTAGTGCCGATGTGTTGCTAAGGGATTCCAAGTGGACTCATGGCATTATGTCAAGTCACCCACTAAGTCGTGTTGCGTCAGTGGGTAAGCTCCGCATGATACTGAGAAACGATTCGGTCCATGGCTCTCAGTATCGGTATACGCCCGGGCACGCCAATTGTATGGCTGGATTTGGGGTGAAGGCGAAGGTCAAGGTCGTGTCTTATTGGCGCGATTATGAGCGCGTGACATTTGTCGGCTGGATCCCCCCAAATGGGATAAGACAATCCGCCGCGCCATTTGTTGAGCTTGTGAGTGTAGATGTTTACGATTGGATGTACTTTGCGCTTAACAACCAGGTGACATTGCAGGAAATTGGCGTAGATAAAACTTTGGGGGAAGTGGGCGCGGATCTGGCTGCATTGGTAGAAGCGCAACCGTCAAGAATAGAACAGACAAACTACTCAGAGGTCTTTGCAAATACCAACGATACCGTAAGGGAAAATACCACCATCTTAGGGGAATTAAGCAAGGCGACCAACTCTGAAATGGGGTACGCCTATATCAAATACGAGCGTGATACTGAGTATTTGGATATTCTGATGCTTGAGGGGCGCGAAACGAGAGATGGCGTTGATCTGCTCGATTATTATCCTTTATTGGATAGTGAGCTTAATTATCTGACAACTGAGGGTAGTTCTGCCAGAGAAATGACCGTAGCAAACGCTGGCACAAGTGCAGTAAACGGTGTTTATGCAGAAAATGGGACTAATGGTGGGAAGGCAAAATATACAAAGGGAGACTACAATATTTTTTGGGATTCCGGCATAGGGCAATGGTATATTGGAGTAGACACAAATGTTTTCACTGCTGATTATACTTCGGCAAATGATGTTGCCACTCCCAACTTATGCACTACCTGGTCAAGAGCATCAGGCGATGATCCAGTTCCCACAGTTGTAGAACATGGCGATTATCTCACCGACGAAGCAGGCAACACACTCTTGATCGACGACCATGGCACATTTGAATACGTCCCCCAAATTATCAACTACCAGGTTGTGAATGGCGCTCACTGGGCTAATCGAGTATCGGGTAAGGCGTACCCAAGAGAGGTGGGTGCTGAGTCGGTTATCTTTACGCTCTTTGAGCCCATAAAAGTAGAGGCGAACACCACTTATGACAAACTGCGAATTAGATATTTTGTGAAGGATGGTTTTACCTCAGTATCTGCCTCGGGGGTTTCTCTCACAGATTTTGCTATGAACGCCCAGGCGGATGGATTAGGCGCGGATTTGACCGCCGACTTGACCGTTACTCCAGATTTTGGCTCCGGCGACGCAATGTTGTCTTTGGAGAATACCGGCGATGTCGATGGGTATGTTACCGTGATAGAAGTTTCGGGCACGCCGATCTACATCGCAGATACCGTAACCCAGGTTGTCGATGTAGCCACAGAGGATGATACATTTTACGGAAAAATCGAGATGCTTCTGGATCAGAAATACCAAGAAGATCCAACCGTTACTCTGGACCAGATCACACTTTTGGCGGCGCGCTATTCTACCCGGACAAATACGATCGAGTCAATAACCTTTTGCGCCTCAACTTGCGTTCAATTGGCATCGGTATATATGTTTGGCGACATTAGTACCAAAATCCCTCTCCAATATACTGAGTTCGCCATTGATGAAATTTACACCATCCAGGGAATGGAAGTCTATATGCGAGGGAATGCAACTTTTTGTAAATTATATGTAAAGCCGGCGCGCTTTGATACTTACAAGTTTTGGAAACTGGGAACACCCGGCAGCTCCGAGCTGGGGACAACCACCATGTTAGGAAGTGACTTATGACAGCCTGGAGCGACATTCAAAGGCAACCAACCGATAAAGGTCACTTTGTTGATGAGGTCGATCTCAATGAGATTGTTGATAATGACAAAAACCTTGCGGAGCGATTATCTGATCAAGAGGCGCTTTATTCCTTCAGTCCGGTTCCGATCGGAAGTGTTGTTCTTTATTTTGGTACTTATGCGACCATTCCCGAAGGTTGGCATTTATGTGATGGTACTAATAATTTGCCCGACTTACGGAGCAAGTTTGTTCTCGGTATTGCCAGCGATGAGGATGATAATGATTTAGGCGCTTCAGGTGGAGGGGCGAGTCACTATCATGTTAATGGGGCGGTGGGAAGTGATGGAGCGCATGGGCATTCGAGTTTGACATACGCGACAAATGTCCCCAACTACACGGTTGCGGTCGAGTTGGTTAGTGTAGGTGCCACTACAGTA